TTCCGATGCTTGCAATTGAGATCGGCATATCAATAGCTCTCTGTTGTCATTAATGAAGAAACACCACTCTGGCTTCGCGCATAAACCGGATTGTCTTCTTGTTTTAATTGTGCGCCGACAAGTCCGACATGCAATAAAAATCCACGATCGGTCGTTCCAGGGGGTGTGGGACCCTCATGTACATAGATTAAAGTTGAGCCTGCATTCTGCAATACATACACGCTGTCTACAACTAAAGACAAAGCCGTCGTAATATTAGTCCAATCGGTTGTTAGTGTTGTTATTTCAGTTGCCATTTTTTTATCCCATCGGTATAAATATACTTACTTACCGATAGTTTAATCTTTTTTCATTTCTAAAGCTAGTAGAAATATCTTAAAAAAGTGTTGACGGGAGTTTACTAATGTAATACATTGACTATGAATCATTACTAAATAACTTACAAAGAGGATATGAAAATGCTTAATAAAAATACAACATTATCTTACTTAGCTAAATTCTTCGGGGCTGTATGCGCAATAGCGGCTCTCCCAGCTTCGGCTTCTACTTACTATAATATGTGTATCTATCCCATAGTCGATACTAATTATACCTATCATTTGGTCGGTAATCCAAACGACGCTTCTGCAAAATGTTTTTCGTTCGATGGTGGACACAAAACTATAGCAGATACTAATATCGCAGTATTTCCGAAAACGCCAATTTTATTAAAAGTCGGTGGAATTGATTCTTGTCAGAATGAAACTTCGCGATATTCTACTACTGCTTTTTTCAAAGCGGAGAATAAAAAAACTGGAGATACTAAACTTATTCCAGCCATAAATTGTGTTTTTGCTACACGTCTCGCTTCTAAGAATGGGGAAACTGGACGGAAGGGGCAATGTGGTTTTGTAGAAGCCAATCCGCCATCTTTTCGATTCTTCGAATCTGGGGGCTACGCAGAAGAAGCGTGCGATAGTCTTGTTGGTAGCCATACTTATTCAGCTTATGAAGCCGACCTAACGCTCGCTCCCTAAGGAAGGGAAGCTTCTATTTTATCAAATACTAAGAGGCGATGTGAATGAATAAAATTATTCAAAGGATTAAAAGACACATCGTCTCCTTTTGCTTCAGTATCTACTTCTATGCGCGCCATGCGTGTTCGTAGTACAAAATTAGAAACATCTGTACTTATATCAACACCAACCGCGCCGCTGTTAAAACCGTCTGTGATCGCGTCGGCTGTCGATGATATACTATAAGTTTGAGTACCACCCTTTATTTCTACACTAAAAGTTAAAATTGGACCAGACGGATCTTCTCCGTCCACCGGATTAATCCCACTCACAAAATTTAATCCATTTGTAAACGAAAAAGAATCCGAAGTTAATGTATTAATATTTACAGCAGCAATAATACGACGATTATTAACAAGCGAAAGTATTTCTGATCGAGTAATAAAATCTGACCATTCGGTAAGTGCTGTTACGGGATCAACATTAATATTAGCAGCATTAGCTTTGTATAAATTGTTATCAGAAGCAACAACCATTGCTCCAATTTCATAATTAATAGTAGCGGCCCAGGGCAACGCACCACCAAATTTATTTACATCAACGCCGAGCGCATACAACTGATTAAAAACGTAATTAAAAGACAATCGTTTGGGGGCTGAACCGCCGGCAGAAACGGGGACAGAATATAACGACGTAAATCCCTCTGGAATTGTAAACGGGGGGACCGCTTTATCTCCCGTCGATGCAAAAACCTCTTCAAAAATACCATCTGCATTTCTTGCCATTTTCTTACTCCGTCGCTACAAAACTTGAATTATCAAAACCTGATTGACCGCTGTCTGCAAAACCAAAATACTCGCCATAAACAATATTTGTCGTCAATTTTACCCCCGCAGGCTTTTGTATTATACCCGCATCAATTACAGATTGTACTATACCGATCGCTTGTAAAGTATAAATATCAACTGTCATTGACATATCACCGTTGTCGATCACAACTACATTCTCAAAAAACAGCAGCAAAGCATTACGTATAGATGCTGAAGTCATATCTGTAATAAGATACTGCGCTCTTACTTTTAAAAAACGTCTATAATCATAATCAGACAAACCAAAACTATCAGCACCCGGAACAAAACTAGCTTGATCAAATCCCGTGCCCGCGCCATCAAATCCAAAATAATCGTCTTCGACTGAATATAATGTCGGGCGATTAAAAACTCCCAAACGATATCCCACATAATCTAACCACACTCCATCGGCAGTATCAATACTATATTTTTCAGCATACTGTACAATTACATCGCCAAGCAGCTCTTGCTGCAATATCCCAATTTCTTTCAGTAACTTCTGTATATTTGTTGACTGATATTGTACAGCAAGCCATTTGAAGTTATTTTCTAAATCTAAGCTCATGTTATCGTTACCGAAATACTATCTGTAGAGACTACTAACTGTTCATTTAAATTAGGCGTAATAACAGTCTCTGGAGTACCCGATCCTTGAACTTCTTGTTCTAAACTTAAAACTTCAAAACCTCCAACAGAATTTATCGGTGTATACAATCTACTCAGATAAGAAGATTCTGCGATCCCGATCGGCTCGCTCGTGTCAGTTAAAGTGCCGTCAAAATACGCTACTATCGCCTCTTTTATCAAATCTTCAACGTCTGGAACGATCTCATATTGTTGAATAACGACATTAATTTCAACTGTTACAAAAACGACCGGATAGTAAAATATAGATTTCGTCAGAACCGTCGATCCCGGAACATCTACTATCACTTCCGTTTGTATCCCCGTATCTGCTCCAGCGGTATTACTCCCTGGTGGCTTTGAATCATAGATTGCATCACCAATTTCTTGCGCGACCCCGCCACTTACTACAACAGCTATAGAATGCGGAAGTAATGTTACATTCTGAATTGTCACGTTTATGTCTTTAACGTTATCTTTAACAAATACAGCTTCGACAGTTTCAAGAGCTGCAACTCGTGCACTGATCGCTTCAACTGTTGATGCTGCATTTTTTGCAAGAGTTTGAAAATACGTTGCTCGATACGCTGTATCTGTTTCTTCATCTTCTCCAAGAACTCCAATCAATGGATTATCTATAGTCTCCCAACCGGTCACTACGCTAACAATCTGAGTTAAAGTATTTGCATCGATTGCAATAGCACCGCTTTCTATCGCAGAGAATGTCGATTCCGAAGAGCCCCCGGGGCCAATAACAATTTCTGCATCTGCTTGAAACAAGTCTCCGTTTGTCGTACGAGCGGTCGATCCAGCTGGAATTATCGCCGCTGGAACTCCCATCACTGTCACAACCGCGGTTGAAAAAGACTGTGCTGTTCTTGTTATTCCAAAAGTCGCTCCAAATCCATCTAATTGATTTCCTGCGGCATTAAAAATATTTTGCTGCTGATATTCTTGAACGACAGCATCGTCTATGTCAGACATAGACAGCGCAAAAATACCGATCAGTTGGCCTTCCACGGTCTGCGGTGCTAAGTCTAAATCTGCTCCGAGCGAAGAAAGAAAAATAATTTGTAGTCGAGTTTTATACTCATTTAAAGAAGTACTTTCAATTCCCGCTGATGTAAGTATTGCCATTTTAAACTACAATTCCTGAACTTATTTGTGCAACGCCATAGCTGCTTATTATAGTCGCAGAGTACGAGAATTGTCTAGTCGTTCGGTCGAATTCAAAACTTGCTCCTTGTATCGACGCCACTTCTTTCTCTAGATTAATATCAGCGTTAATTAAAGAAATGATCAACGCTGGATCGACTGGCTTCTCAAAAATCTCTTGAAAGTATGCAATTCCGACAGTCGTATCTAAAAACCACTCTTCTAAAAAAAAGCGTAATCTCTGCTCAATCTTACTCACTAAAGCATCTAAATCAGTTAGCATATCTATCGCTTTAGCTGAATTAACGATCATTCCAATCTCTGGATCAAAAGCTATTGTTCTCATAATCTATTCTCTTAAGAAATCGGCGTACTTGTCGTACCTGCGCCTGGCTGCACGTCTTGATGTCTATGATTCGTCGGCAAATCTTCACCATTAATACTCAACGTCGCAGCTTCCAAATTACCGGTCGTTTGTACGTTTCCATCTAAAACAATTTCAGTCGCTACAACTTTTATCTCCCCCGTTTTTATTGAGATGTAAGTCGATGCATCCACTGTCTGTGCGACAAGTGCATCTTCTTCTGCAACAGTATTCTGTAACGTTCCGAATCCTGGTATTACACACGCATCATGCATCGAGAAAAAACTATACACATCTGGAAGTGCTTCTTCATAGACTTGCTTAAATTTACTTAGCCCACGCTGCGAAAAAATTGCAATAACCGGATCTTTTGCTTCGAGCGGAAATTGTACAATATACTTCGACGATGCTGGAAAAATAACTGGCACATTAGCAATTAAGGGATAACTCGATTCCGTATCGTCTGTTTTAAGCTGTTGGATTGCGATTTGAATAACAGCACGCTTCGTAGAAGAATCATAACTGCTGATAATTGCGGGAAGACAGGTATAAACATTCTTCATCAGCTGCGGAAAGTTAAACTTAAGCCAATCTGTCATATTATCGTATTCTTTTTCAGTATCTAAATTGCTCATTTATTTCTCTTTATCACTTCCGTACGGAACACATTGCAGTAGTGCTTCAAACTTTCCATCCCAATTATCCCCTTTATAAGACGCCTGTATTATTTTATAAAACCCTTCTGTGTCTTTTGCCGGCGTTTTTACATTATACTGATTGAACGATTGGTTTTGTATTACATCGCTTTCAATCTTAACGACTGTGTTAACTTGCAGCTTTGCGTTTAAGAGGCATACTGCATTAATACCACGATCGGTTTTTACTGCCGTTTTTATTAATCCTGTATTTGACGATAATACAAAAACTTCATCCCCTCCCGTATCTTCCGCTTTCCCATTTTCTGATATAAATAGCTCTCCGTTATGCTCAAACCATTGCAAATTGATCGGTTGTAATAGCTTATCTACTATATCTGCCGTTTTTCCGTGCAGTGTAATATCCGGAATCGTCGCACTGTCCGGTATTTTGTTCAAAATATCATCACTAAATCGAAGATTAAAAAACGGCAATGCATCAGCTATAATTGTTTTTATCTTCGTTCCGTTTTGATATGCTTTCTTAAATGTTGCTTGATTAACATCAAACGTATATCCCTGAAACTCAATTACTGTTTTTCTATCTGCTCCTTCATCTACCTGAAACGTCCGAACAATACTCCCGTCGTGCAACAATTCCGGGTCATCGCCATATCCCGCATAAATCCTTACCCTTTTTCCTTGTTCTTGAATTTCCGCGCGCGATGCAGTTGATAAATTGTACAACGTAACAGTTCCAGTTGCGCTTCGAGATGAGATCGTTTTTTGTACATCGAATGCAATCTTAAAAGTGTTCGGAATCTCTATTACTTCCTCATCATCTCCAACTTGAACAACTACATTTCTTTTAAACAGTTTCGACATTAGCTAATGCCTCAAGCTCATCAACCTCGTTTTCTGAAAAAAAAGCGAGTGCGTGCGTACTTTCCCACGGCGCGGAATCGGTCAAATCTTGACTCGGGGCACTGATCGGTACGACACGTATCTGACCCGTAAATGCAGTGACAATATTTTTTGCAACTTGAGATAATGTCTGTAAACGTTGTCCAAGTACAATAATTTCTGGTGTACCGGAGAGCAAGATTAGATTACAAAACCAACCGTTCTTTCCATTCCCCGTCTTATCTTCTAAATAGTAAATTGTAAAACGTACACGCTGTGAATCTAGTACTGTCGTAAACGTTTGTCTTGCGTCATTTGTTACAGGTATGAATTGCGGCATTAAAATAATCCTGTGAATGAATCAACGGTTTGAGATAACCAACTGGCCGATTGGGATTGCTTCGCACCGGCTTTAATAACACTCGCTTTATGTTGCGCGGCGCCCTTAATATTATCTGCCGGTAATTTAGTCGTTTCTGTTTCTGCAATTAAAGCTTCTTCTAATTTCATTGTAAACACTAAAGAACCCTGCCCAATTTCAGCATTTTTTGCTGTATGCAAATCTGTCATAATCATATGATTGTAAACAGTCAAAAGTGTCACGATACTTACTTGTTCCCCTTTTTTTATTTGAAGCAACAACCGTTCCCACCCCTCTCTATCTCTATATGGAGTTACAAGCGTTGAAAATTTCGGAACCAATACCCCAGAAATATATCCAACGATCGTTAGTTCTGTTGGTTTTGAATAAACGTTATCAGTAGAAGTAGCTCCGGTTTCGATTGGATAATTAGACTTTCCGACGGATACCGCGTGCATTTCTTCGGGAATCGAATCAATTACGCCGAACAGTTGGACAATTTGAGATCCGATTTTCGAGAACAGCAAGAAATTTATGTTCGATGTAATCGCGTTGAACGGCGACTGTATGTAATTAGAAATATTATAGCTCATAACTTAACACTACTATCGAACATATGAACGCTGTTTTTAAATTGATTCTTAATATGATCTGTAACGATATTTCCGATTTGCTGCGGATCGCTGCTATTTGTATGAATGTTAATATCACCGACATTCACACTTACTGATTTATTTGCTGAAACAACACTACCCGATCCCGCACGTCCAGCCGGTAGAGTAGGAGAAAGTTGAGCAGCATTGGGCATAGAAACTTTTTTAGAGCTACTACTAAAAAAACCGTGTATCGCTTTCGCGGCACGTACGAATCCCCCCGCTACCCCTTCTACCAAAATCTGAACTAACCGACCGCCAGCATTAATGATCTCAAGAATTATGTCTGCTACTTCTAGCAACGGTGTCTTAATCGCAGACCAAACCTTTTGTATCGTTTTTGATTGCTCGATGAAAGAAAAAATGACACTCTTTCCCCCATGAAATCCAGCCCATACATCCTGAACAATTAACACAACACCGGTAATTGCAGCGACTACCGCTGCAATCGGCAGTAATGAAGTTACCCAAGCATCTAATGCAGCAATTTTTTCAGCAATAAAAGCACGTTTCGTTGCTACTAAAACTCCCACAATCGCAATTCCCGCAGCTTTAATAAGTCCTGAAAATTTCTTCGTTTCTTTCCCAAAACCGATAAGAATACTAATCCCTTTCTCTAAAATCGGAAACGTGAACGCCGCGAGTTGAATCCCCAATTCAAATATTTCTGCTTTCAAATCAGTAAGTGAATCTTCAAATTTAGCCGCTTGCAAAGTATTTTTTTTAGTTATAAGTCCTAACTCTTTCGACCGTTTAATTAAATTATCGAATTTAGCTGGCGTTTGCTGAAGTAATTTAATTGTCTCTGGATTCAAACCTAAATTTTGAGCAAGATCAAATTGCTGTGCTGTAGATAATTCCTGAAATCTAACATTAAGTTCTTTCAGTAATTGAAATGTATTTAATAGTTGCCCATTTTGATTCCGAATAGCAACACCAAATCTGCCTAAAACTTGACCATAAACCCCATACCCACGCGCAGCTTGTCCGACAACTTTATTCAAATTCATAAGAGAAGAACGCAAAGAAGAAACTGAAACTCCCGAACGTTCAGCCGCAAACTGCAATTCTTGTAGTTGCTGTACTGAAATTCCTATAGAATCCGCAAATTTTCCCATTTCATCTGCTTTCTTAGCGAGACCCCCGAGCAATAAACCGCCCGATAAAATTGAAAAAATACTCGCACCTATTCTTATTGCATTCGTCTTAAACGCATTTAATCCCCGCGTAACCTCATGCAATCCCGTACGATCAGTCTCAAACTTAAATCGGGTAATAAATGTATCTAATAAATTTGCCATTTTAATTTCTATCGTTTTGCTTGTGCTTCATAATATCTATTGGCACTCGCTTCATTATAATGCTTTACTTGTATCATCTCATACATCGAAAAGAAGTCATCAAGAGAAAGCTCATATATGTCCCTGTATGAGCAAAGACCTTCCAAAATCGGCGCCGCTAAAATTGGGTCTAATCGTTCGGTTGTAAGTGTTTTGTAAGGCTGTGTAGAGCTGGAAATCTTTCTGATGCTGTTTGAAAAGATGAAAAAAAATTTACGAAAAGTCCCCGCACTAGCAATTCTTCAATAAAATAAGGATTGAGATGTTGAAAAGCCAGCTCATATAAATGAGGTTCAAGCAGGGGGAGCGCCCCCGCGTGTTTGTCTGTGGGGAGACAGTAGCGGAACGCTCCGAAAATCGCTTTTTGTATATGCTCGTACTGTTCTTCTGGTACAGAAAGTAAAGCACAAATGACATCTACTGCAAAATTCTCTGATGCCTCGAAAGACCGAATTTTTTCAATGATATGAACTTCAATATATTTCAGTAATTTATGCGCTTGATACGCATTCAGCTTATTTATCTGAAACGTCGTACCATTCAAAACAACTTTTGACTTTAAAAACTCTTCTTTTGAGCATTTAATCTCTTCTGCTATTCTTTCTTTTGCATCAATCATCAAGATTACCCCACTTTTTTAACTATCAACTAAAGTCCGCGGACTCAAAATTACCATTAATTTGTTCAAAGAAAAAAACATACTTCATATTACCTACCGCTCCCTTACCTAACGGTGGATAGGGGGGATAGGATTTTAGAAATCCATTTATTAACTGAACACTCGATCCATTTAAGTTACTTGCTATCGTCCCGTTGAAATTTAAGTGCGCACCTTTTTTCATTTGCTCTGCTAGCGAACTTAGCAAAATAACACTACGTGAAGTTGGCAACAATTCAACACTAACTTCTCCCCCCCGTGTCCCTGTACCAGATGCCGTTAACTGACCGTCCGCTCCCACTTTCTCATTAGCGAGAATAATTTCAGGTAACTCTATCGCAGTCTCACTATCTGAAAATCCGGTTATTGTTATTGTATTAAGTGTTACTGTTACGCTCGCTGCTGAAATAAATTTACTCATCTATACTTCTCCTATTGATCGAACGCTAGAACAATATCAACGTTGTTAACTGCACCAGAACCTTTAACCCAAACATAAAAAATTGGAAGTTTTCTTGCCACTCTTTCTGCTTCTGACATCGTTGAGAGCGGCATTGGATAAACTAAATAACCATTCGCTAAAGTTCCATTATAATCCGTATTTCCTGTCTTTGTAATAATTTGATTCGTAACGATAGCAGAAGTTTCCCCGGGAGCTAATAAACCATTAATTATTCCTTGTTTGCATGTGTTTTCTATAATTCCTTTTATAAACATCTGCCCCTGTATTGTTTGTGGAATTAAATCCGTCTCTAGCATTCCATCTAATACATCAACTTGAATTGCATTGACCAACCAATCAACTCCGTATCTAATATCTTGCCAAATTCCATTCGCGCAACAATATCCCCATTCATAAATGTCTCTTACAGTCTGACTTACAGTATCCCCACCGATCGGTACATATCTATTAACCCTTTTTCGATCTAATTCTGTACTTTGTGTTGTAGTAAGCGTACTCGCTTCAATTAACGGACGCTTCTTCAATGCCGCATTAATAACACTATTTGAACCATTAAAATTTACTCCACCGCTCAACTTTGCGGCAGACGACAATGATAGATTCTCAGTATAGAGCCCTGAAGTTGTTGAAGCAGCTGGAGTCCAATCGCAACTTGTTCTCTCTGACTGTTGTGCAAAAAGCTGCGCTGGAATTGAAGTCGTATCGTTCGTAACTAAAGCTTGAGTATCCGAACTTTCGGTAAAATACATATAGGGTCGCGTAAAAGTCCAGGTGCTTAAATCAAGCGAGGTGCTTGTATCGTTATATTCTGTATCAAGAGTAATAAAGTAGAAAATATCATTCAACTCTTTAAATTCCGCCATTGCTTCTTCAATTGTCTCAGCATCAACACCCTGATTCAATTGTATTGCAGTATCGTCTGTCAATTGCAAAAGTTCTGAAACATCAGTACCTACAACAGCCGTTGCAGCATAAGTCTATACCGCTGCTGCACCCGTGGCTGTAGTCGAAATAGTAAAAGA